GCTCCGTAGCTCTTTTTCATCTCAGCAAAGACCTGAGACGTCGTTTTCTCGATACTAGATGGCGTCGGCAAATCGTCTGGCTTCTTGACCCAAAGCAGATAGCCAAGACCGGCCACAATGAGCCAAGGTAGGTACTTGTTGAGATCCCCCGACGTTTTCTCAGTCATCGCGGTCGTCTCCCCAATCGACTGGCTCAAGTGCCGATGCAACGACCGATGGTTCCTCGACGTTGTTTTCCTTCCACCACTTCCACAGAAGCATGGCGATCTGGAGCAGCAGCAGGATCGTTGCTGGATCAAGGCCACGGACTCGGCAATCCGCATCAAAGATGAGTTTTGCTTCGTCGCCATTGCCGTGAGACGCGATCCATGCATCTCTGGCAATGTGACGAGCGAGAAGACGCTGTCGGAGGTTAAGCACTTGGCACATCCTTTGGCGATGTACCACGAAGAGAATCTCCGACGATCCAAGCACCAATGAGCATGATCAGATTGGTCAATTGGTCTTCTGGAATCGGCAGCTTGTCCTTGAGAACGACGGCTGCAACGCCTGCAACGGCGGCCCAGAAACGCTTGGATTTGACGAGGTCAGATAGCACGGATCACCCCCTCTCTTTGGCTGGAGTACGGTCAGTCACCGTAGGTGATGCTACCGACAGAGCCATTGAGATCCGAGGTGCGAAACTAAAGGCGTTCCGCCTAATTCCGCACAAAGGCACCAAACGCCTTTATTTTCCATTTGGTGACTGTTGCCACTCAATCACCTGTGTCAGAGTCCAGTACGGACGACGACCCATCATCTTACGAGGTACAGGAAACTCGCCTCGCTTCACCCAGTTGGTGATCGTCTTAGTTGTCACGCCGAGTTTTGAGGCGATTACTTTTGACCCCACGAACGTTTCCAGATGGTTTGATTGTTCGTTGTTCACGCTTCGACTCCTTTGCCAGTTTCTCGGCTCGTTCCTGTTCCTGTTTCGCTCGTCGTGCAGCAATAATTATCAGCTGCATCTCGTTCGACTGTTCGATCGTTCCTGGCACTTGCTCATCGTTCGGATGATGCAGATCCTCGCCAGCCTGAAGCCTAGCCACCATAACCTCAATTTTCTCAGCGGTCCCAGGCTTGGCCGCAGTAGCCACCTTCGCAGGCAAGCTAACCCAGTCATCGTCGTAGCCCTTGTTAAGAATTTCCTCAAACACGTTCTTGTGCCTGAATGTCTTCATTCGTCAATTCCTTGATCCTGATTTGAAGGTGCGGTTGCTCGTCTCCAGCGGCAATAAATTTGGAGCAGACGTTCTGAACAATCTGCGAGTCGTCTCGAAACACCAGCTTGTTGAGTGCATCGAAAACTAGCTTTTCAATGTTGTCGTTGTCGGGCTTCGACGCCTTCCATGCTCGCGGCATTGGTCGCTTCTTCCAGACCATTGATTGCGGTCTTGGAAATATTGCCAGAATTTCGATAGCGATCGGATAGGCAGACGTTGCACCAATCCATTTGCTAGACGCAATCACTCGGATCGCTGCCTTGCAAACGTTCGCTGGCGAGTCCGCTGGCGTATAGTTCTTTGCGACAGCTCGGCCACCGATATTCATGATTCGGTGTCGCTGTCGTGGCTGTCCGAATGGTACTGTCGGAACGATGAACGTAATGTCTCTCACTCTTCAAATGCCTCCATTCCTATAACCTCACCACCTTGACCGTCAAACACCAAAACAGCAAACGACGCATCTGGATCTTGGTGCCTGAGCGATTGAACGCAAAATGCTTCCAGCTTGCGCCACGCTTCTTCCGCCTCATCGTCTTCGAACTGGTAGTCGCGTTCCAGCATCCAGCAGAAGAAGCCTTTCGGTGTGAATTGGTAGGACTCATCGTCGTTGCTCACTCCGTCACCTCCACGCCAAAAGGTGTTCCGTCATCGAATACCTTTTCGTTGAAACTATCTGCCCAAGGGTGTGCGCCGTGGAATTTATCTGAGTAACTACAAGGCGGATTGAAATCTTTTGGATCGTCCTTCCATCTCCACCATCGATCCCGAAACGGACTGAACTCCTCAGCATTTGCGAACTGACGATACCGCTTCGGTGTCTCGATCTTGCGCAACACAACAGCCCATCCTGTGCTTGGATAACTTTGCTCCCATGCTTCAACTGTGCGATTCATCGTCAACCTATATTCACTAGGATAGACAGCACCAATTCGCACCAACTCCCACCCATCCGGCACACCTGGAATGCCGCGAAAACCTTGCTCGCTCATTTCCTATTCCTTTCTTCCAACATTGCGTCAGCCTGTTGATACGCCCACACAGCAATATCTGTTTCGCCGTGATCTAGATGCACTTGCTCAATCGACAGCATCGCTGCCATCGCTTTTGCCGCAAAGTAATCACGGAGCGTCATGCCGGGATCAAACCGAGTGCCGCAAACTAAATCAGTCTCAACGAATGGAAACGCTGGTCCACCATCTTCTTGCTCGCTCATTTTTTCCTCCACATCGCATAAGAAATCAAACCACCACCAGCCACCGCGAAAGGAACCCACCAGGGTATGGCGGATTCCACTAGGTAGCGAAATTCGAATAGACTCATTGGCTTTCCTTTGCAATTCGAAATATGGTGATGTCCGCATACTATTTGTTATGCGGATTACTCGTCGTCCTCTTCTTCAAACTGTTCGTTGTGATCGCGTAGCTCCTGGGCAATCTGTCGCGATTCCTCCGATAACTTCCGAATGCGAGCCTGCCATGTGTGATCCACCGACGAGGCTTCTTCTCGCAAGATGTTTGCCACTAGCCACATGGCTTGTTCCTGCATGATTATCAACTTGTCTCTGTTCGTAAATTGTGCCATTATCAAACCTCCAAACCGCATAACAATTGATTGCAGAAAAGTTGCGGTCAAACCGTTTCTGCAATGTTGCGGCTACTTGCCGCAACTTTCTGAATCAAAGCGTTACTCGACCACCTCGCACGAAAACAGATTCGGTGCCTGTCCACCCCAAAATTCTTTCGTGTCCAAACGCTCCATGTCGTCTCGCGTTGAACGCACTCGACAGCACGGAGCTGAGATCATCACCACACCTCTCGACGTGAAATGACGCACTCGTATCAAGCCACCTGAACACCACGGCCAGTCTTCGTCTGCACGCAGCAACTTCCAACCGTAGTTGTGCAGCCGTCCATCGGACGCCTCGATCCGCCACAGTATCGCTTGCGTCAAAACCAATCCTCCCTTGTTGTCAAAAACGTGATTCACCTCGATGCAGTCCACTTGGTACTCGTGCGTTGTTGGCATCAACGGTGATCCTAGGCATGCAAAAAGGACGGCGAGCATCATGCTTCTCCTGTAACAAAAAGGACCGTGTTTTTATTACTCGTTTAGGGCTGCATCGCAAGCATTGGCAATATCCCGCATTGCTTTGTTACGATCCTCACCGCTAAGAGGATCGTGGTCAGCCCATATCATTATCCTTATTAGAGCTTCCTGCATCCGTCGATATCGATACTCCCGACAATCACAAGCAAAGTGATGCGTTACGCATTTTGATGCTTGTTGCTTGGAAATACACAATTTGTCCATTGTTTACTCCGCATCAACACAAACATCTTCTCCACGAGCTGGACGATAGGTCCAATCGCCTTCGTTTTCATTCTCATCGGTTCTCGTAATGTGCCCCATCAATCTGTCGCACCACCATATTTCTGGACCGACTTCAACGCTGACACTGAACACTTCTAGCGCCTTGTCAAACGCATTCATCGCATCCACCAGATCCGCTATCGCTCTCAGTTCCTGCGGCGAGTGTTGATACTGCTCCATAATCCACTCCGTAGTAAAAATCCCGATCAGTAAAACCAACTTCAAAATTCTTTCAACACGTCATTTCGTTACCGAGCGGTGTCACAGCGTGAAACGCACTCGGCCAGATGCGAATGCCGCATCCAAAATCTGATTCCACTCTCGGATCGCGTCGAGCTCCGTCATCTCGTTGAGGTCCACCGACTCTTGCAGCTTCATCCATCGCGGCCACAGCTCATGAGCACGCACCGCATCCATCACTCGCGGCGTCTCCAGCCTTGCCACAGCCGCTTCCTTGTTTGCTGCGGTTGCTCGCTTTGATGCGTCCGTGGCTCGCAGGTGCATTGCGTTGCTGACCAAGCACTGCGGGATCAGTTCTCGCTCGTAAGCCTTCGGTGCCTGCACCGTTCCGATGAACCAGAGATCGATAACACGCTGCACCTCGTTGCGGTCGACTCTCGTCAGAGCCTTAGCCCACAGGTCGAGAGTTCGTTCTGGCTGTGGCGATTTGGTCAGCATCCAATCCGCCACATCCGGCAACGCTGGAAACACGTCGTCTTTGATACACCGCTTCGCTTCGTCGATCGTCATGCTCATTTGCAGAACTCCTTAATGGCCTCAGATTTCGATTTTGACGCACTCCGAGCGGTTGACCCGACGGAACGTGCCTGGAAGTCGTTCGAGCTGTCCAAAAGCGATTTGGCTTGCTTTAGGATCGAAAATTCCAGATCCGCCTTTCCCTTGGTCTCGCCACGCCTCAGGACTTCCATCAGCGTCGCCTCTTGGGTCGTCGCTGGCATGCGTCTGCCAGTGACGGCGAATACGGTGTCCAGGAACCTCGACCACGGATCGACCACCCATTCGGGGATGTCTTTCCTTGGAACGTTTTCCTCCGTGTGTGTGTGTGTAATACTCTTCTCTTCTCTTCTCTTCTCTGGTAACGCTTTGAGCGTTACATCTGTAACGCTGCGAGCGTTACGGTGTTTCGTGACTCTTTGCTGCGTTTTCGCACGCTTTTTAGCGGTTGAGCCGTTGTGCTCGACGAAATTTGGGAACGTGATCTGGTAGTTTTCGCCAGTCAGCCAGCCCACGTTTCGCATCGATGACGCGAACCCTGTTACACCAGTGAAACGGTCGAGCGTTACATCTGTAACGCTCACAGCGTTACCGTCTGCGGTGTTTTGGTCGGCCCACGTCCACAGTTTCCAGAGGCACCCAACGACGTGCAACTCCGACATTTCGAGCTGCGAAGCGATCTGGATCACCCGCCAGTCCGTGTCGAGATTGCAACGCATCTTAATCCAATCTCCGGCCATCCGTGGACTCCTTGTGTTGAATGCAAAGCTGGATCAGCGATTCGCCATGACATCTCTCTGGATAACAATGACAAATTAAGACTTTTCCAATTAGTTTGTCGGCGTCTTTTTGAATTGATTTTTTAAACGGAAGGTAGTGCAACTTAAATGCGTCGCACACCTCATCACGGTCGCCATCCTGATCAAGAATAAACGGATTCCCGTATTTGCTAGATCGATCAATCCTAACAGCGACACCTTTTTGCTCAGCCCATAGGATTAAATTCTTGTCCATTGATTGATTTGCTAGAACTGTACATCCATTCTCAATTTGCTTTTGTCGCTTTCGCTCATCAGATCTCCAATCGTCCGTTGGCTTTTTAGCCACTTCACGCTTTGCATCTTGCAGCGTGATCTTGCCGGCCTTAAGTCGCTCGAAGACTTCAGGGGCTTCCGTCTTGACCTTCTTGGCGTCGGACACGTAGCGGTCGTTGACGCCTACAGACTTTGCGGCTTCCTCGCGGGCCTTTGCCTTTTCAATAGGTGGAAGTTTTTCCACCTTCTGAGCCTGCGGCTGGTTACGCTTCGCCTGCTCTGCCTGACGGCGCTTTGCGTCCACTGCAAAGTACGGCTCGAGCTCGACCGCCACAGCCGCCAGCGCAGACTTCCCCATGTGCCGCCGGCGGTCGTTAAGTGATACCGCAAACGCTGTAGGTTCGTTTCCAGTGTACTCCCTGAATACTGGCTTCACGTTGGCAATCAAACATGCTCGATAGCGATTTCGCCCATCCAGAATCTTCCCATCAAACGTCCAAATCGGATTGATAAGCCCGTTGCTTCGAATGTCTGCAACCAGTTCATCCAGCTTATCGTCATCCATCAGCGGCCAAACGTTGGCTATGTCATGAAATTTCATGTTCATCTTTATGGCATCTCCTGCATAAAATCTCCAAGTCGCAGTCCTTGTAGTCCCAAGGCTGTTTATCTATTGAGTAGCGTCTGTGATGAACGCAAATGTCATTTGCTGACCCGCATCTTTCGCATTGACGTCCTCTTGCGTTAAATAGGGCCATGCGTCGCTTTTCCCATCGAATATCGGAAAGCTTAAACGTGTAGTCAAAAGCGTTTTTTTTAGTCTGTGAATATGTGGAGCCACCCACACGTTGCGACGATCTTTGCAATTGCCAAGCACTATCCAATGCTCGTAATCTTGATCGCCAAGATGCATATTCTCGAAAATTCGAGCTGGACACGAAGCATTTTTGTGCATACCTACATAGACCTCTTGAGCCACAACATGAGTCTTATGCTCAACGCCTTGCACACTGGTCCAGTAAATGTAGGGCTTGAATGGGTAATTGCTTTGCGTCATAACCCACGTTTCTTCAGGATCATGATTGCAAAAATCAGACTCCGAGCGAGGCATCATTGAAAATCCAACAGCACTTGTGGATTTCACAATACAGATACTTGCCCTGGTCGCATTTTGATATGCGATAGGATCTTGCGTTCCACTTTTGAGAACGCATGCGTTTAAAATAGAGTTTTTTTCATCTCTGCATGTGACTGTCCTCCTCTGCAAACACTTCAGCACACGCCAGGACTCTTTCCTGTTGTCCTTTTGTGATCGCCTTGCGTCGACACTAACAATGCTCCAAACACGAATATCCGCATCTGCGGCGACAGACAATGGATATAGTCTCACTAAACCAAACTGCTCGGATAATGCTATTGCACACATGACTATGGTGCCATCGGAACATTGGACCGGAGCACCCTTCGCAAGAATGATTGCATCAAAACGATGTTCCATAGTTTATCCTCCTCACCCCATCACCTCACGCATCTTGCTCCTCACATGCTCAGGCATCTTGCCTGGGCCGTATCGTCGCCGCAGCTCGGCATACGCATGCCGAACCGCATCTCGTTCCTTCGCTTCGCCGCAAACCACCATGATCGCGATCCGCTCCTCAAATTCCGCAATTATGTCCGACTCAGAACAATCGTCCACGACTTTGATCCTGTTCAACGCGTCGCAAGTTCTTCGCCGCTTCGTCAAAGTATGATTCCTTCAACTCGATACCAAGAAACTTCCTGTTAAGCTTCAATGCTTCATGGCCTTCGGAACCGATGCCAGCAAACGGACTCAGCACAACGTCTCCCTCCTTGCTCCATAGTTGCAAGCATCGATGGATTACATCTAGCTGTAGCGGGCAGATGTGCCGCGTGTCTGAGTCATGCCGAGCCGCTCTAGCGTTCAGCGTGTTGCTCTGGTCGATGTCCATCCAAATCGGTGACGCGTACCGCTGCCAAATGTCGATTGATAGATTCCCAGTCCGCTCGAACGATTCGCCAGCGAAGTGATCGAACTCGCCAGCGATCGGATCTGGATTCTTTCCAGGCTTTCGGAAAGTACAAACGTAATCCGGAATGCCTTGGCGACTCATCGATGAGTCTTTGCAGACTTGCTTGTGCAACAGCCCAAGAGCCTTAGTCCGCTGCATGGCCGTCACAGGATCCTTCCAAATGCAAACCTCGGAATGATATATCCATCCGTACTCCTGGAAGCATCGGATGATGTCGCCTCGGAAGTCTCGGATTCCGATATAGCCGTCGTTGGTGATCGTGCTCGGCATGTTCATGCAATGCACACTGCACAAACGGCCTGGCTTGATGACTCGATACAGTTGTTCGACTAGGAATCCAAAATGCTGAAAGAACTCCGCATCGCTTTCGCAGTTGCCCATGTCGTTGATGATGTCGCTGTAAACGTACAGCGACGCAAACGGAGGACTAAACACTGAAAAGCCTATTGAATCGTCTGGAATGTCTCGGATCACCTCGCAGCAATCTCCGTTGTAGAGATGCCATCCGTTGCCCGATATGTCCCGCTTTGCTGCTACCTCGCTCACTTCCTATTCCTCCACTTTCAAAAATGATGGCAACAAAAACTTGCCCGTTGCTTGATACTCCCGCTTGCCTTCACGTAATCCAAATTCATCAAGCGTTGATCCCCGCATTGCATCGGCCATACCGCATCGCATGGCTTCAAAGTCTGATTCCTTGCGAGCGATCGCCGAGTTGATAGCCGACTCGGTGTCGGCAAGAACGATATGCACATCCACTGGCTTGTCTTGACCAAATCGCCAGCAGCGTCGGATGGCTTGGTAGTACATCTCAAACGAGTAGGACAATCCAGCGAACACCATGCGATTGCAGTGCTGCCAGTTCATGCCCATGCCCGCAATGGACGGCTTGCTAATAAGTACGTCGTATTCTCCAAAGGAGAAGTCAGCGAGTTTACGTTCCTTCTCCGTGTCCTTCATGTCACCGCGCACCTCGCAGGCTTGCGGCATCAGCTCGGCCAGCATGTCGCTTTCGTAGTTCGTGTCGCACCATACGACGCACGGACCATCGGCGGCCTCAACGATACGTTTTGCTTGCTGGCATCTCGCCTCGCATGTCATCCGCTTTTCTTCGTGGATCGTTGTGGCGGTAATCCCGCTGACGTTGAACAGAAAACCAGTCGGAGCAACCATCACATCTGCTTCGACGATATGGCGAGTCACCCGCAATGCTGGAATGTCGTAGCCTTTGTCGCTGCCGCCAATGTCGCTTGGCTTGCCAATGCATACAGCCCATTGAGCAACCCAGCTCCAAAAGTCCTTCTGTCCGTGAGGCATGAGCACCCAGCGTGATGTGTCGCCAGAGTCATGGTAGAAGAATCGATTGAGCATATCGGTAGCGTCGCACACTCCAAGAAACTCGGCGTGATTGCCCAGTTCCATATGATCGTTCGGAGCTGGAGTTGCCGTACACGCCAATCGGAACCGCGTTTCTTTGTACCGCTCGCAAAGCAAGTCCCGCGTCTTTCCGTTCATCCCCTTGAGAATGCTTGATTCGTCGAGCACTACGCCGCCGAACTTCACGCCGTCGAACTTATGCAGCTTTTCATAGTTGATAAGATTGATTCCTCCGATGAGTTCCGATGGATCATCGCAAACCGCAACGTCACATTTGATGCCAAACTTTTCTGCTTCGCGTTTTGTTTGCTGTCGCACTCCAACAGGACAATGGATAACCACTGGCATCTTTGTTTCGTTGTAAACCACTCTCGCCCATTCGAGTTGCTGGAACGTCTTTCCCATGCCGCAGTCCTCGAACAGAGCAGCTCGGCCACGCCGAATAGCCCAAGCAACGACTCGCTTCTGCCAGTCCATCAGCTTTTTATTGAGGCTCTTTTCGCTAATCTCAATGCCTGTGGCATTAACCACTCGCCGCTTATTGGCAATAAATTGTTCGTAGTGCGTATCTGTATTTTTAAGCACGTTTCAACTCCATATTTCTTTCTTGCATCTTCTGCTTCCGCTCAATCTCCACCTCTTCAGCTAGATCGCAACCGAGGCACCGCATGGTCAGGATCTTCGCTCCGCATCTCGCACATCGATGTTGATTCTTCTCGACAAATCCGCGTCGAATCTGACGTGCAAGCGTCATGTAATAATCCCTGCACTTGTTACGTCCGAGGTGCATGTGATGATCTCGGTTATTCGACCACCATCGACTGAACATTTCGCCAGCGGTTTCGATGGGATCTCTTGGCGAATAAAGCATCGCGTCCATCAGTTCATCAATCGCCTTGTCCGTAAAGTTCAACCTACTAGCCATAGCATCACCATCACCAAGACGAACACAGAAACCACAAGCACCACTTCCGTGACCGGCCATCGGTCCCAATCAACTTCCTTTTCCATAACCCGTCCTCCTCAAGACCGACGGCAGGATTTGAACCTGCTACCCTGGAGCGTCTGGTCAGTAACCTCAGCCCAGTGTGTTTCCTGGATTACACCACGTCGGCCACAATCACCGGCTCTGCAAGACCGGGAACTGTGCGTACACTTCTTCAATCCTCCGCGTCTGCTGCTCGCAGACTTCGTCCACTTTCTTTAGCTCTCGCCACAATGCGACGAGTGCCATCTGTTCTCTGGTCAGCGTTTCCAATCGACCCGTCGCCAACGACTCCGCAATCCGCTTTGCATCATGCGGCGTGATCGGTGCTATGAGTCCGTACCGTTTTGAGCTTGGATAAATCATCGATACACCTTGTAGGTCTGTGCCAGCTTGCCTGTGTGGTTGCAGATCCGTTGATCGTGTTGATAGATCACCAACTTCGATTGCAGTCCGCTCGCACGCTTGCGAATGGACTCATGATTGAGTGCACCGTTGCGTACTGCTCTGGCAGCGACCTCGTTGGCCGTCGCCTCGCCCAGCTCCAGCAGGCACGCAATGAAAGTCTGCTCCAGCATTCCGAGCTTCGGTGCGATCTCCTCAGCAGCGATCTGCGAGGTGATCGGATCGCTCGCACGAGCCTCTGCCCAGTCAAGCAATGGCATCATTGCTACACCTCGACCGTTTCTTCCAAAGCCACTGGAGCAGGTTGCAGCGGTGCAGCGTTCTTGATAATTCCGCCAACGCGACGCGGTGCAGCGGTGTTGATCACCTCGCCTTCAACCGTGTCCGAAACTTCCTCGGACGTGTGCAATCCCATCGCCAGCTCCGGTGCGTAGGCTCGGATGAACCATCCGGCAGCACGGTAGCGAAGCATCTGTTCTGGCATCGTCTGCCACTTGGAACCCTGCTTGCCAAACCATCCTTCCTTTTTTGCCAATCCAACGGTGATCTCGCTTCCTTCGAGCATCTCGCCGGTGCACAACTCGACGGCACAAGCAACGCATCCATGCGTGTCCGTGCCAGGCTGTCCTGTCCATCGGTAGCGAATCGCGGAGAACTTGCCGCAGGAGTTGAACGTCGCGATCAGGAACTGACTCGACCAGCTCGGCCTTCCGTGCACAATGTACAAATTCTGCATCACCATCAGCGGATCGGCACCCATCCGATTCGCCATGTTCAAAGCAACGACGCAGTTGGCGATGTTGTTCTGGAACTCCTTCGGAACCAGCGTTGACGACGACAGCAACTTCGCTGCTCGTTGCGTCAGCATGAAACTCTTTTCGGAACCGAAGCCGATAGAAACGTCATCCGCACTCACCAACTCTTTTTCGATAACCACACTCATCAGACTAACCCTCCAAGGCAAAAACATGCTTGTCGTACCAACGCGGCAGCGACAGATTTACAACACCACTTGACCAATTCGCGATCCACTCATCCGTCGCCAGACGCGACTTGTATTCCGTGAGCAATTGCTCGATCTCATCAAATCCAATCGCAATGGATTGATCATCGAGTTCGTACACCGCCGACTCATACGGTGCCGACGTATTGACGACGAAGAAGAAAAACCGGAAGTCGTCGCCGTACTTTTCGCGGCATGCCAGCTTGTAGAACGCGGCCTGCCTCGCATAACCAAACGCACCGACGCTTTTGCAAAAGGCACCAGGCGAAGCGTCTTTCGTAGTCTTGATGTCAATAATGATCTGCGACTCTGGCAGCACCATATCTGGCTTGCACTTGCACGGCACCTCGAGCCAGTCGAACATGATCGGCACCTCGATCACCGCATCTCTCGGCAGTTCGTTGATGTAGTAGCGTCCGATGTCATGATTGCTCAGCGACTCCACGCACTCGCACGCCTGCTGGTACAGATCGCCATCGACAAGCTGCTTGCCATTGGCTTCGGCCTGAAACTCAGCCCACGCGATCTTGCCGTCTGTTGTGCGTCGATCGCACTTAGGAACGACTGCGTAGCGGCTGCTAAACGTGTCCGGCTCCAACGCCAGCGAGTGCACCAGCTCACCTAACGCCATCGCCGACGATTGCTCTTTGACAATTGACTCGGTGACAAATGTCTGCAAGAACTCTTGCGGACTACGCTTCAGTACCGATAGCATCGAGTTGCTAATCCTCGATGTATCAGCGTGGTAATTATC